AACCTTATTAAGAGTTGGAAAGTTTTAGATGCATTTACAAAGTCAGTTTCTAAAAAAGGCGGGATTCCTACATTACTAATCAATTCTTGTTTACCAAAAATCAATAAAGAAATTGAAGAAATTTTAAGAGGAGTTTGTAATTTTAAGATTGAAATATTAGAAGATGAATCTAACAGTAATTTAAATATCTATATTGACTATGGTGACTCAAAAAGAATTTTAGAGTGTGGTAGTGGTATGGAAAAAATGATGGCATCAATTGCAATTCGTGTTGCTTTGATAAACATATCATCTTTGCCAAAGTCTGACATGTTTATTATTGATGAAGGTTTTGGTGCTTTAGATGATTCAAATATAGAAGCTTGTGGTAGATTATTAGAAAGTTTAAAAAAGTATTTTAAATCAATTATTATAATATCTCATGTAGATTCAATAAAAGATATAGTAGATACAACTTTAGACATAGTATTTAAAGGAAAAGATTCTTATGTTAGATTTGAATAGTAATAATGAATGGAAAAAAATAGATGATAATTTCGAAGAGTTAATCATTGATGATATAAAGTTTATTAGAGAAATTGGAGATAAAGCTTTGTCACTAGATTGTCCAATTTGTAAAAAACTAATATCTTATGTTGAAGACGTAGAAAGAATGAAAAAAGAAAACTGCTGCGACGATTGTTATTTAAACTATTATTATATAAACAAAGAAAAATGGGAAAAAGGTTGGCGACCAAATAGATAACAACGAAGATATTTATATATATTATTGAAAGGTAAATTATAAAATGGAATATGAATTAATACAATCACTAGGAAATTGTATAGACAATGTTTACAATAATTATTCAGAATCTCATGATAGAAGAACAGTTGCTTCTATTAAAGATAATCTTTTATGCATTGAGTATCGAACAATATTAAGAGCTGCTAAGGATGTTGAATTTCAAAAGCAAATTGATTTATTAAAGTCTGAGACTATGCAAATGATAAATTCTAGACTTAAATTAATAAAAGAAGAGTTTAAGTTAAGAGCAGATCGTGGATTAAGAACAAAAAAGTGCTCTGAGTCTGATAATATGGAAACTTTAACAGTTTCTCCTTATAATCCAATAAGAACAATAAAATATACATATACTATTTGCTACGAGGTATCGTAGTAATGACAAAAAAGATTTCTAAGCAGAATCAAATAAATGAAATAATAAAGTGTGGAAAAGATCCTGTATATTTTATGAACAAGTATTTAAAAATACAGCATCCTATGAAAGGACTAATTCCTTTTAATACTTTTGACTTTCAAGATGAATGTGTTAAAGACTTTAATTCTCATAGATTTAATATAATTCTTAAGTCTAGACAATTAGGTTTGTCAACTTTAGTAGCAGCATATTCTGTTTGGCAATCAATATTTTATAAAGAAAAAAATATTTTAATTATTGCAACAAAACTTGCAGTAGCTCAAAACTTTATAAGAAAAGTAAAAACATATATAAAGAGTATGCCTAAATGGTTACTAGTTCCAGTAATTACTGCTAACAATAAACAACAGGTTGAGTTTTCTAATGGCTCACAAATCAAAGCAGTACCAACATCTGAAGACGCTGGTAGATCTGAGGCTTTATCATTACTTATTGTAGATGAAGCTGCTTTTGTTAGAAATTTTGATGATCTATGGATGGGATTGTACCCTACATTATCTACAGGTGGTAGAGCAATTATCTTATCAACTCCTAATGGCGTTGGTGGACAATATCATGAGTTATATACTAAAGCTGAGAGAAAAGAAAACAAATTTAATCCTATAAAGCTTATGTGGGATGTTCATCCTGAAAGAGATGATGAATGGTTTGACAAAGAAACTAAAAATATGTCAAAAAAGCAAATTTCACAAGAATTATTATGTGATTTTGCATCTTCTGGTGATACATTTTTAACTCAGGAAACATTAGAAAAATTAAGAATATTAACTAAAAGCCCAATAGAAAAAAGTGGTCCAGAAATGAATGTTTGGTATTGGGAGTATCCTTTAGAAGGAAACATGTATATTGCTTCTGCAGACATATCTAGAGGTGATAGTGGAGATTATTCTACTTTTCATGTTATAAATGTCAAAGATATGTCTGTAGCAGTTGAATTTAAAGGAAAAATACCTCCAGACAACTTTGCATCTTTATTGTATGATATTGCTAGAAGATTTAACAAAGCTGTGATTTGTCCAGAAAATAATGCATATGGTTATACAGTTTTATCAAAACTAGGTGACTTAGGGTATGAAAATATATACTTTTCATCTGAAAAAGAAAAATATAAGTTTTTATACGGAGATGATGGAAGTATAGGTAAGGCAGGATTTAATACAAATAAAGATAGTAGAGAAAAAATACTCGCAAATTTTGAAGAATCTTTAAGAAATGGCAGGATTAAAACAAAATCAACAAGATTAGTATCAGAATTAAAAACATTTGTATGGAATGGTAAAAAAGTTGGTGCTATGAAAGGATATAATGATGATCTTATTATGTCTTTAGCAATAGGGTGTTGGTTAGCAGATAGTAATAGTGAATCATATAATGCTATGCAAATTCAATATGCAGATGCTCTACTTAAAGGAATGCAATTAAATAATATAAATATAGATAAAACAAATATATCACCTTTCTATAATAGTAAAGAAACAATGTTCAATCCTTTTATGCCTATTTCAATGGGCGAAAATAATTTTAAAAGCAAAGATCCTTCTAGGAAAAATCCTTTGGGTGACTTATCATGGTTAATAGGAAAATAATAAATGTCAGACAATAATAATCTTTTTAAAAAATTAACAGATTTGTTTAGATCAGGTCCTGTAGTAAGAAGAAAAATAAAAAAGTTTAAAAACAAGCCTTCAACACAATCTTCTTTAGAAGTATTTAAAAAAGCACATAACGATGTATATAATTCTACTTTAAGCGCTTATGGCTCTTACGATAGAATGGCTAGATATTCTGACTTTAGTGAAATGGAAGCAACACCTGAGATATCATCAGCTTTAGATATATACTCAGAAGAATGTGCATCGCCTGATGTTGAAGGTATTGTTCTACATATTTACTCAGATAATAGAATGATTAAAAAATTATTAAATGAGCTATTTTATGACGTTTTAAATATAGACTTTAACTTATCAATGTGGACAAGAAATTTATGTAAGTATGGTGACTTTTTTCTATTTAACGATATACACCCAGAATACGGTGTAATAAATACATTTCCAATTCCAATTGCAGAAATAGAAAGAGAAGAAGGTTTTGATCCAGAAGATCCTGCTGCAGTTAGATTTAGATGGATTACTCAAGGTAATAGAGTTCTAGAAAATTGGCAAGTTTCTCATTTTAGACTTTTAGGTAATGATGCATTTTTACCGTATGGCTCTTCAGTTTTAGAAGGAGCAAGAAGAGTATGGCGTCAATTAATTCTTATAGAAGATGCAATGCTAGTATATAGAGTTATAAGATCTCCAGAAAGAAGAGTATTCTATATCGATGTAGGAAATATACCTCCTGAAAATGTTGCTGACTATTTGGAGCAAGCACAAACTTCACTTAAGAGAAACGCTGTAATTGATAAATCAACTGGACAAGTAGATCTAAGATATAACCCACTATCAGTTGATGAAGATTACTTTTTACCTGTACGTGGTGGTGAAAGTGGAACAAAAATTGATACTTTACCTGGCGGATCAAATGCTACTGCTATAGAAGATGTTGAGTACATACAGAAAAAACTTTTTGCTGCACTTAAAATTCCTAAAGCTTATCTTGGATATGACGAAGACATAGGAGCTAAAGCTACTTTAGCACAAGAAGATATAAGATTTAGCAGGTCAATACAAAGAATACAAAAGACAATTTTAGCTGAGCTAAATAAACTTGCTATGATTCACTTATATACTTGTGGATATAAAGATGATGAGCTATTAAACTTTGAATTAAAGTTAAGTAATCCATCAAGTATTGCTCAACAACAAAAACTGGAGCTAATT